TGGAAGTCCCGGTCAATAACCCGGTTCAGAGCCTCGGCCGCCGGGTTCTGCTGGCCGAGATACGCCGATCCAACGCCTCCCAGAAACAGCCCGAATCCCGATGCGATCTTCTTCCCCACGCTCTGATGCGACCAATAATCCTCGAACTTGTGGTTCGCGAACTGATCTTCAGCGTAAGCCGCAGCTTCGCGCGCGGCCTGGATGCGGTCGGCGTTATACTGCTGTTGCGCGGCCTGGTCGGCTGCCTGCTGGTGCAAGAGATCGGCCGTCGTGGCTTCCTGATCTGCTTTCCGGGCCTGGAGAAGGGCTTCATCCTCGCCGACCTTCTCTTGCGCCTTGGCGGTCTCCAGGTTCGCGGTGTGCTCGGCCTCGATCGCCTTGCCGGCGTCCTTCGACATGACGCGGCCGCCGGACGTCGAAGTCACGGTCTTCGTGTCCTGCTCCTGCGGGGCGAGCAGCGGATCTACCGATACGTCTACGTCACCCATCTTAGAAAAGCCCCGTCGCGCTGCCGATGCCGCTCAGGAGAGCCGCGCTGCCCTTGGCATTCGCTTCGGCGGCCCGTTGATTGGCTCCGATCCGGTCGGCTTCGGACTTCTCACCCAAGCCGCCGTAGCCGAGACCCGCTGACGATGCGATGCTGTTGGCGGCGGTATCGGCCTGCGACTGCGTATTGTAGAGGTTCGACAGTCCTGTGCGGGCTGCTGCAGTCTCGGCCGCGCGCGTGAGCGCGAGCTGGCCCGATAGATCTCCCTGCGCGTTTGCCGTGTTAGCTGCGGCGGCCCGGCGGGCGGCGAAAGCGTTCTGCCCGTTCGCGGCGGCGGCCATCGAGTTCTGATCAGCGGCGATGCGGCCCATGCCGGTTTGCAGCTGTGTACCTGCGACCGAGGGCCCCATGCCAGCGATGGCGCGGCTGTAATCCTGCGCGAGGGTATTCTGTCCAGTGCGGGTCGCTGCAGCGCGGTCGAGCGCGTCCTGATGCTCCTTCAGATAGAGCTGTTGCATGATCGCGTCTCCCGAGCCTTGCTGCGCGAGATTCGGCGCGGCGGCGGGGGTACTGGCGCCAAGGGGGATCTGCTGCCCGGTCCGCGGGTCGGTGTAACTCTTTTGGTAGTACTGGCCGCTGACCGGGTCGTATTGATAGTTCGTGCCCGGCACCTGCTGCAGCAACGTTTCGTCCTGCGGACGAGCGCCACCGACGCCAGCACCACCAGGGTTCTGCGGCACGCCTAGACCCAGGGCGTCGCGTGTGCCTCCGATCGGATCGAAGTTGCTGCCAAAGGGGTTGAAGTTGTCAAGGCTCATGCTGGCGAAATCCTCCGCTCCTGGTACTTCGCGCCCCGCTCAACGCCGACGTACAGCCCGAGTGATTCGAGCGTGAACCCCTGCGAGAAGCCGGAAACTAACGTGTCGTAAATGCTGAGCCCGATCGCCGAGCATTCGATGGTCTTCGGCTGCCAGTCGAATCGGAACGGCACGACTGCCACATCGAATAGATGACTGAACGTCTCGTCGATCGTCGTTCCGCCGTCGTAGGTGACCTCGACGTTGAATGTATGCGCGCCCTTCCACTCACCGAGGGCGGACGTCTCCCAGATCACCTGAAAGCCGTTGATGTCAGCAAGCGATATGTCCTGGATGTCGATGCGCGTCTGTATGAAAGTGCCGTCGTCGTCGTATGCGGCGTCGGTCTGCTGTCTCGCCGTCCCATTGCCGTTGTCCGCGAAAGTGAACCGCCCCTGCCAAGAGCACAAAGCGACGCCCGTCGCCACAAGCTGCCAGGGCGACCAGACGCCTGTGACCTGGTCGTAAACGATGATCCTGGCGTTGCTGGTGAGCACGCCGATCCGCTGGTCCTTGTCGATGGCGATATCGAGCACGGTCACGCCGGCCATGTCGTCCTGGACGTTCTGACCGATGTAGATGTTTTCGAGGCCGCGGGTCAGCAACCAGAGGCCACCGGCTGACGAATCGTAGATGATGCCGGCGGTAATCGCCTCCGCCCTGCCCTTGCAGCCGTTCTTGAACTTGAGCTCGATGGGGATAGGATTCGACCCCGAACGCCCGTCAGCGGACAGGAAGTCGCCGCCGTCGACATACCAGATCGACTTCTCGCAGAAGATGAAAAGCCGGTTGTCGAGCGGAACCAATGCCGTCACACGCTGGCTCGTCGGCACGGTAAAGAAAAACTCGTCTTCGTTGAACGCCAGCGTCTGGCCCGGAGTCTTGCTGAATGAGTAGAAGATGCGGCTGTCATAGCCGCCCACGAAGACCCGGTCGCCGAACACGCAGCCCACCGAAAACGTCGGGCATGCGAACGAGTCGAGTGTCCCGTCGTCGGTGTAGATGGGAGCGCCGACCTTGCACGCATCGTTCGTGATCTTGTCGACGAAGACGAGCGCATCCTGCGTTGGGTCGTTGTAGTACGGCGCTCGTGTATCCCCCGGGGACTGCTCATCAACGGTGATCTTGCGGAGCTGGCTGCCGGCGAGGTGGTTGGTTGCGTCCCATACGTCCCGGTAGATTTCGATCAGCACCTTGGCGTGCATCGTCATCCGCAGATATGGGATCACGAGCTGAAAGGCGGTCTGCGCGCCGGTCAGCGCCAACGGCGCCGTCGTAATACTGGCGATCGATCGGATCTTGTTCCCGGCCGTGTCGAGAGCCGAATAGACGATTCCATAGCGGTGGGTCTCCCCTGCCGCAAAAATGCCGCCCGCATCGAAGATGCCTTGAGGTCCGGTGTATGGCGCCTCGGCGCCAAGCTCGAACCCGGCCATCGTGAAGTCGTCGCGGCTGAATGACACCGCGCGCGGACCCGGTATCAATAGTTCGGTCTCCAGCTCAACCGGCACACCTCGCCCACCAAGCCGGATATCGGCGATGGCAGCGATGGGAACAGCCTTGTTGACTGGAGGCCCGCCGAGATCGGGATCTACGACCTGGGAAGTCTCTACATTCGCGACATAACCCGCCGTCCAGTGGACGATCCCGTTCGCGTCGTCGAATGTCGACGGCATCCAGTGGAATCCCGGCCCGAAGTTCGCCACCGGGTTCCAGCTGTTGAACGCCCAGTCCATCGCTGCGGTTCCGTACTCGAAGCGTCCCACGATGTCCTGCGTGACGACGTCGACCAGGAAGTAAGTCGGCTGCGCCACGGGCACGGCTAGCGTTGCTTGGGCGCCCTCCTGGGAGATCGAAGCGTAGTAGGTGGGGATCACGTACCGCGTCCCTAGCTTGAAGACCCGGCCCGCGAGTGAGACAGACCGCTGCACCTTGAGCAACGTCGAGCTGCCAGGGGCCGAGGCATAGTGGCTCGTCGTAGTGCTATTCATCCGCGCGCCGGGCGTTGAGACGCCGCGAGCGAAGCGCCCCCACGAGAGGTACAGATCGCGCGATGCCGAGGCGACGTAGCCGGTCAGGCCCATCACGGTTCGGCCTTCGTCCTGCGTCAGCGTCGTCACGATCGGATAGACGACGTCGTGCGTGCCGTTGAGCTGCATCCGCCCGACGTAGATCCCGATGTTCCGCACCGGATCTGGGCCGGGAGGCGTGTAGTTGAACACCGTCGAGGTCGCAAGGTAGAGCCGGTTCGGGTCGAAGTCGTTGCGGAGCCAGCTGATCCCATACGTGGACGGCAGGTACTGGTTGAACACCGGGCCCGTGATGACGACATTGCCCGCGGAATACGTCGCGAACGCCAGCCGCACGTAGTCGACACCGACGGCCGCATTGCTGGCGATCACGGAACCGTTGCCGACGCCAGGCATGGCCGTCACATCCCAAGGGGTGGTTGATGCCGTAAGCAGCGTGGCCGCGGCATTTCCCTGCCCGACGCCATCCGTTCCGTAGGCGTAGACGGTGACGGTGGTCGATGCGTTGTCGACGTAGAGCCAGAAGCGGACACCGTCGGCAACAACCTTAATCCGCCCGGCCGTGGCGATCTGGACGGCCGTTCGGATTGGGGTATCGGTCGCGAGGTCGATCCACTGCGCGTAGCACGCGCCTCCCGCCACCCAGGTGTAACAGGCGATGCTCCCGACCCGCGCGCCGTCGGGGCGGCTGATGGATTGCGTCCCGGCGTGAACGACACGCCGAAAGGCCGTCTCGGTCATCACGAGGTGGGGGAACTTCTTGTAGCTCGGCGCGCTCGGGGCGTAGACGTACGGCACGGATTTCCCGATCTGAACAAGCTCGTCGCCGAGCGTTCCGATCAGCGTGGTCCCCGGAACGCCTAGGTTGCCGAGCGAGTTGCCGTCGGTGACGTTCGAGACGTTGCTGGACAGGAGGTGGAAGCCGGTGCGCTTCTCGACCTTGACCGAGCCGTCAGGGCGATGCTTCTGGACGATACCGTTCAGTAGGCGCCGCAGCCGGCCAACGGGACCGCCCGATCGGGGCCCTGACTGGTCAGGTCGGAGCAGCGGAACGGATACGGCGGCTTCCTGCACGGTGTCCTACACGGGCACCGCTGGTACCTCCGACCGGGTCGAGGTTTACGGGACGGTCAGCAGGTAATCAGCCGAGAAAACGCATGGCGGCTGTGCCACGGCAGACGAGAATGCTACGCCGCGGAGCGTGTAGGCGCATCCACGTGACGTCATCGCGGCGGACGCGATCTGCACGTCCACCCAGCCGGAAGCATCGTTCATTTGGCCGTTCTTCACCGGCTGCGAATAGGCCGACGAATCGACCGCGATGACGTAGCCCCCGCACGTCCCATAGGGAGCATCGGCGGAAGCGGTCGGAATCTGCGCCACCGCGCTCCCCTTCACATACGTCGCCAGACCGCTCAGGGACGCCACAGGGGCGTCGCAAACGACGACTGGCACCTCGACCCCTGCATCCATCCCGGAGCCGTCGTGGGGGCTGCCTAGGTCGGGCGCCCCACCCCTGGTCATGCCATCCGCGCACCCCGCCGCGACCATCAGCACCAAGGCGAGCCTGAGCATCCCTCAACGCTGCGCGCCAAAGGCGCTCCCGTCAAGGTGACCGGGCGTTCAGTCCTATCGGACGCCGAATTCGGCTTCAGCTTCGAAGGATAGGGCGGTAGCCGTACCAGCTCCCCCGACGAGGAACTGTGTCGTCTCGATGGGGAGGGCGCCGTTCCAGTCCAGGTAGCTGTTGGCCGGCACGCTGGTCGCCTGGAACATGACTTCCGTGCCCGCCGCGTTGGCGCCCGTGGCGCCGAGCCAGAAGGAACAGGTCGCAGCTGACCCTGTCTTGTTCACGATGCGGACGTGGCGCAGGATGACGTACGGGGCCGGGGTTCCGCACCCCACGCCGCCGGTGGTCGTAGGGGGATTGAGGATGTTGGTGGTCAGCGTCGTGGTCAGCGCGACGGGACCGAGGGTTACGAGCTTGTTCTGTGCCATTTCATTCTCCTGGTCCTGGAACGGTCGGCGCGGAGCCGACCTGGTATGGGTTGAGTGATCTGGAATCGTCAGGGAATCGGATAGCCCCGAGCAGCAGCTTCCCGAGGAACATCGTCCGTACCGCGGGCGTCAGTCCTGCCCATGCTGCAATCGCTTGCGCCCTGGTCGTGATATTGAGGCGCTTGCATTCGGCGGCAATGCGAACCGTCAGCGCTTCGGGGTTGAACAGGAAGCCGTCTTTGCCGTGAATCGGCATCAAGCGATCCCGCGCACGACCGCCACGATGTTGTCGGCCCATAGTTCAACATCCTGGCCTAGCGCCGTCGCCTGCACGCCCGAGTAGATGAAGCACGGGGAAATAGTGATGTTGGCTGGGGCATCCAATTCAATGATCGGTATGCCGTCGAGAATCGCATAAAGCTTGTCGTTCAAAACGTCGCGACCAATTCCGTAGTCGTGGAAGCCTCCGAGGTCGGCCGGTATATTCGTTATCGTCGGAAGAACGCCGCCACTGTTCTGCGTCAGCGTCAAATATGTATCGTCATAGGTAGCATCGAGCCCGAAGGTCACCCATTCCGCGGCGCCGCCAAAATCCGTTTGGACCGTGATACATGGAAAATGCGTTGTACCAACCGGGGCGTTCTTGATCCAACACTTCGCCTGTACAAACCATGATTCAGCTCGCGGCGATCCGATAAGGAAGGATCCTCCCGCGTTGTATGCGAGGGCCGTTGATAGTGCCCCCGCTCCAGTCTTCATGCGAGCCACGCCCCCCGTTAGACCCGTGTCAAACGTCACCGTCCCCGTAACCGCTATCCACGTTGATGTCAATGCGTCTGTATCATAATCGTTGCTAACTATCAGATTGAGCGTGGGGTCGATGCTCAACGCTCGATGCATGACCTCGGTTTCCCAAACTGAGGTCCCAGGCGGGGAGCTGCTGCCGGGTGGATTTAGTGGCACGTCATACCTCCGCGTTAGCAAGCCAGTGAATCGCGATCAGATCTCCGACGGCCGTAGCCGCTACACCTGTCGAGTTGGTATAGAAGCCGTTTTCCCGGATGTTATTGATCGACGTAGCGCCCATATCGGCCGCGCCTGTGATGTTTCGCGCGAGTGCATTGGCGGCGGCCGGGTTGTAGACCGTCACCGCCGGAATGGTTCGCATCGGAGTCCCGAAAACGACTGGGATGAAGCCGGCATTCGCCACGGCCCCCGCCTTCCCGGCAACACCACGACCTTCCCCCGTTCCTACGCCCGCATTTTGAGCTGGCGTGATCGATTCCGGCCAAAAGCTGCGTTGAATGAATCGCCGCGTCCGATCGAATTCCACTTCCAACCCGAATGGCGAGAAGTCCTGAATCTCGTATCCATCGACCAAGATCGCTTCAGCCAGCCGAAACCCGTCAGCCGCTGCGATCTGAGCATTCGACCACACCGACACGAGCAGGTTCTTCGCGTTCGTGGGCACGTCGAAGCATCCTCCGAACCGCTGCCAGGCCGTGGTAAGAGTGCAGTCGAAGGCGTTGCCGTTCGCGGTGCAGTTGTCACCTGTAACGCCCGACTTCGGAGCGATATAGGCGAGGGCCGTTCCTAGCGTCGGGTCAGTGGAGGCGCCGCCGAATGCGCTGATGTATGTCGCGGGAAGCGTATCGATCGTGCCAGTGCTGTTGAGCTGGACCACGCCGAGACGCACCGTCATTCCTACCGTAGACCGCATGCGGACCTGCCATCGAACGGTTCGGCCGCGGATGGCGTTCAGGTCGGATCCTTCGAGGCATTGCGATACTACGATCTTCCCGGTGGCCGTGACCTTCAGGAATTCGCCGTAGAACCGGCTCTGAAGTCCCGACTCGGGCGCGTTCTGTGTATCGACGCGGCGGAACGTCGTGTTCGCGTTCTCGTTCGTGATGCCCCAGCCGTCAGCGCCGGACCCGGTGGCTCCAGTGATTCCGCGCCCGGTCGTCGACCCGCTGTTGGTCGCTGTTCCTGGTGCCTGGGACTGCGCGAACCAGAAGCCCGAGTTGCGCAGCCAGTTGTTGCGGGCGTTCGGAGAGAGGATCGACTTGACGCCAGCGTCGGTGATCGACTTCATCATCCCGGTCGTGATGTCCGGGAATGTGGTCACATCGCTCGTTGACGGCGTGGCCGGGTCGGCGCCCTTCGTTTGAATGAGCTGGGCGGCCATTAGAGAATCGCCATGGCCGTGTTGTCGGCAATTTTGATGAACTGGCCGTCAGGAATCCGGAACGGTCCGCAGACGACATACGATTCCCAGGGCTGGATCGAGCTCAGCGTCGTTCCGTTACCGAGGCCGGCGAAGTCCTGCGACTGTGAAAATCCGTTGCCCTGCCGCGTCTGGATGGTGCCGTTCGCGTCAATGTGGACGAAGCCGAGGCCAGTGATGACGGTGCCGTTACGTCCCGGCATTCCGATCTGACCGTCCTCACCGTCCTGGCCGTCGATGCCCGGTGACCCAGGTACACCCTGCACGCCTGCGCCCGTGGCGCCTATCGGACCAGGCAACCCCGGTTGCCCGTCGTCTCCATCCTGGCCGTCAATCCCGGGCGATCCGGGGACCCCCTGCACGCCCGCAGACCCGGCGACGCCTGCCGCGCCAGCAACGCCCGGCGGGCCCTGATCTCCATCTGCCCCGTCATCACCCGGAGGACCTGCCCGACCGTCAACGCCCTGCCGGCCGTCGCGTCCGGGTGGTCCGGGGTCGCCGTCCGAGCCATCGTCGCCGGGCGAGCCAGGAACACCAGGGCGGCCGTCCGTGCCGGGAAACCCAGCACGGCCGGGTGAGCCGTCCTCCCCATCGGCCCCGTCGAGGCCAGGGGCACCGGGCACGCCGGGCGTGGACCCGGCGACCGTGATCGCGATGTTGAGCTCGTTGAGGACGCTGTTGATCTGTATGATGACATCGTTCACCTCGCTCACGAGCCTGCCCACCGACCCCTTGATCAGGTCCTGGACGCGGGACAGTTCCTCGACGGTCACCTTGCCGTTCTCGCCGGTGATTCGCATCGGATTGAAGGGATTGCGGATCGTCATCAGATGTCCCAGTCCTCGAACGCGAATGGACGACGGCGGCGGCCCCATAGCACAGGCGCCTGCTTCGGCTCAGATTGCCGCATCGTCGATAGAGCCGATATGCGCTCTTCGATGGCTCCCCGTTCGGCCGCCAGCTGAGCAACGAGCGTGTCTTGGCGCTTCTTGCGGGCGATCACCATCGCGGCGCGGACGCTGAAATACTCGCTGAAGTTGTCCTCGGTCTGATCGAGTGCGGTGCGCGTCCCGGTGGCTTGCCGGCTGATGATCGCTGTCCCGGTCAGCGATGGGGAGGTCGAGAGGCTGGACGACGGCACACGCATCACGGTCGCGCTCGTCACATCGATGATCTCGAAGACGCCGTCGTATGTGTTGTTGGTAACGTCAGCAGTAAGGAAGCCGCCGATGTCGTCAGCGCCGAATTGGCCGTTCTGTAGCGTCCAGATGCCCGTGGCGGGCTGAAAGTTATCAGCCGGGGCCACTGCGAACGAACGTGTCACTGTCGAACTGCATGCAAGCGTCGCAATCGTGGCGGGGTCGAGTGTCACCGACGGCGTCGGCTCGGGCTTGACCTCGACGGTCGTGAGGTTGACGACCTTCAGGATCGTATAGACGCCATCGATACCAGAGCCGTTCTCAAGCGTCAGCGTTCCGCCGAGCGCAGCTGCCGTGAAGGCGCCGTTGATGAATATGATCTGCTTGCCGGCATTGGTCCCATCGCCTGCGTTGTGGAGAATCGTGCGCGTCTTGCCCGCAACCGGCTCGGCGAGCGGCTGCGGCTTGGGCGTGTAGGTCAGCCGGAATGGATTGCATTGCTCGGCGTTGTAGCCGAGGACGACCAGGCTATTCCCTGTGCCACCGAAGCCATACCCGACGCCCGAGTCAAATCGATTACGGAACTCGCGCGCGTAGATTTCGGTCTGCCGCAGTAGATCTCCCGCGAACGCGTCCAGCCCGCGCATCTGCCAGAAGTCATCGGGCAACACCTGCTCATTGCCCGGCTGCGCGCTGATGCTGAAATCGAGCGTCGCTTGGTAATAGCTATCGTCGGCCGATACCACCAGCTCGCGGAACTGCCGAAGAGCCTCGTTGAGATAGGTGATAATCTCGGGGTCGAGAACAAAGTTCGAGCCGAGGACGTTCGCCTTGAGGCGGGTGCGCTCGATCAGCTCGTCGAGGGTCGTCGTTGCCACGCGACCCTCACTTCATCGACCGAAAGCACTCGCGCATGGCCGAGGCCATCGCCTCTTTGAACCCTGCCTCGTTGTTGCTCTTGAACGCGCTATATGCCTCGCCGAGTGACTTGTCCTCGCCGGCCGCACCATCCGCATCATCGGCGTCCGGCTCGTCCGCATCGCCGTCGCCCATCTTCTGGAAGGCGTCGCTCTTCTTTGCGTTCCCGGCGATTGCCTTGAAGTCGGTCTTCTCGTCGAACGGCATCAGGGCGTCTTGTAGGTGAGCGAGAACGTCACCTTTAGGATGTCGCCGTTCGCGATCTCAGCCGCAGTCCCATCGCCACGCACAAACTGCAGCCGCACCAGCGGGGCGCTCGTCGATGTCACGCTGTCGGCGATGACCTCGTAATATTTGCCGCTCGTGTTTGCCGAGTGGGCGCCGACCACTGTGGCCACCACGTTCCGCAACTTCTGCCATCCCTGGGACAGCGGGAACGAGTAGTCGCCGACGCCGTTCCTGAGGGGCGTTCCCATCTCGCGGCCGCCGGTGAGAGTCCCGACGGCGCCCGTGGCACCTACCGGGAATTCGATCGACAGGTCCACGACGCCGTTGTCCGGCGTCATGACCTCGTACGGAGCAAACGGGTTTGCCATGGTGCTCCTTAGGCGGTGCGGATGACGCCGTTGCCGCCCGGGAACGAGCAGGTCTCGCCGTAGATGGCCTTCTTACGGAACTGCACCGCCGATGCGTTGTAGGCGTCGATCAGGCCGTTCTTGCCGGCTCGCGCGTCGGTGAAGATCAGCTCCTTGCGCGGGTGCCGCAGCTTCCACGTCGAGCTCGACAGGACGTAGACGCGATCTTCGCGAATCGCCCAGCACGGCCACACCGTGACCTTGCCGCTCGGCCCCTGGAACGACATGCGCTCGAAGCCGTACTGAAACTCACCGCCGTTCGGCTCCTTCGTCAGTGCGTTGGGAGGCGCGCTGTTGATGAGGTCCGTCCAGCCGGTGACGGTGTTGACCGCCACGCGGTCGGGCCGCGCCTCGCCGTTGATGGAGAGCACGGAGAGCATCTTCTGGATGGTCTGCCAGAGGCTCTTATTTCGGCCGTCGATGCGGGCACCCGCGAACGACTGCACGTCCGTGCGGCGGTCCATGCCGCAGATGCTGGTCTCGTCGGTCGACGGTGCGGCGATCGGGATCCAGAAGTCGAAGCCGAGGCCGGCCAGCGCCTTGCTGTAGCTGCCGGACTTCTTGTCGTACTTCGAGAACATGAAGTGGTTGTCGTTGGCCGTTCCATCCCATGCGTCGGACGTGGTCACGATCACCGTTCCCGCGTCGCGGTCGATGTTCGTGACCGTCGCAGTGCCGGTGTCGAGCGCGGCGCTGTTCTTCGCGACGGACGACACGAGCTTCATGTTCAGGTAGACGGCCGCCAAGTCCGTCGGGCGCTTGACGGTCAGGGTGTACGGAGAGGCGCCGCCAGTGTGCGAGGCGATCTCGAACAGCGTCGAGAAGCCATCTCCTGCTAGGTGCCGCTCTAGGCGCGTCGCTGCAGCGCGCATTTTCTTGGTCGTCGAGTCGTACAGCGCATCGACGACGCTGTTCTCGTCGCCGCCCATGAGGTCGATGTCCGTGTTTGGGACCTGCCCGACCGCGATCAGCTCGGCCCACGGAATGCGGAACGCGCCGCGCGAGACGTCGTCGGCGTTCGTGATGACCGTCGAGGTATCGAGACCGACCGCGTCGCCCTCCGCCGTCCCGATCACCTGCTGGATGTCGAGGCCGCCGTGCTGGCTGCTGTCGAGCATCGCCTGAATCGGGTTGTCGCGCTGGACGATATCGAAGTAGTCCTCAGCGATGTGATCGTTCAGGGCGTCAACGGCCGCCGTTGAGAGGATGTTGTTGATTGAGGTATTGATGGCCATGGCGTTCCTTTACGGGTGGGTCAGTTGGCGGACTGCGCTTGCGCGCGGCGGAGCTTTTCGCGAATGAGAGCGTGTTTTTCAGCCTTCGAGAGGCCAGAGGTATCGACGGCGCTCGGGGCGCGGCTACCGAGGCCAGCGCCGATGGTCGTCGGCGTGCGCTTCGTCGGCGGCTCCTCGGCGGGCGGGGGAGCAGCGCCGGGGAGCTCCCAGTTCTTCGCGCGCTTGGCGAAGTAGGCTTCGGCCTCGCCAGCGGCGATCCCGATCATCGTCACGATCTCCGTGTCGTTCGGCTCGCGCTTGTTCTTCTCGCGGAAGGCGTCGGCCATCTCGCGCGTCGCGTACATCACGCCCGCGTGCGCATCGACCTCGCCTGCCTTCGTGAGCTGGTTGACATATGGGTATTTGGTCGGGTCGATGACGACCGTGCCGTCGTCGGCCTTATGCCCGTCGGTCAGAACCTTCGCGGTGTGCGCGCGCGCACGGCCGTCCTTGTCCTGCTGGGCGAGGACCTTCTTGCCCTCGCGCTCCTGCTGCAGCTCCTGCTCGAGCTTTTCGATCTTCGAGAGAACCTCGCGCTGCTTGGCACTCTCCGGATCGGCCCGGTCGAGCCACGCATTACTCAGTCTCCCAAGCCGCTTGGTCTCGTCTTCATCCAGGTCGGCACCGAAGATGTCGAGCAGCACGGCCGGGTCCTTCTTGACCCGCTCGCGGAGGGCGGCGACCGTTTCGCTGTTGCCCGATCCGTTCGCCTTCGTAACGGCGGCCTGGAGCTCTTCGATCTGGGTCTTGAGCTTCGAGTTTTCCGAGGTCAGGCGCATTACGGCGCCGACTGCCGGTTTCGGCTTCTCCGGCTCGGGAGGCGGGGCGTCTACCGGCTTCTCGGGCGCTGGTGTTTCGTTCGCGCCTTCGGCGGGGGCGGTGGCGAGCTTCTCTCGAATCTCCGCATGTCGAGCGGCGCCGGTCTTCGCCGGCTTCTTCGCTACAGCCGCGGACGGCGTTTCGGCGGGCGCGGAAACTGCCTCCGTGGTCGCAGGTGCGGTTACTGCGGGTGCCGGGGCTGCCTGTTGGTCTGCCATCCTACATGGGCACGGCTGGTACCGCAGGCGGTGCGCCCATCGGCGGAGCGATCTGGACCGGCGACGGCGCGAGTGCTGCGCCACCGGGCGGAGGACCTCCCCCCATCGGCGGTAGACCGGGCGGAGCGCCAGGCATTGGCGCGCCCGGAGGCATACCGCCGCCAGGCATCGGCGGTGCCGCGGGCGGTAGGAACTGTCCGTCGGGATGCTGGACGTAGTCGGCCGCTACCGCCATGTACTGCTGAAGGGCGCGCAGTGTCTTGCGGGGAGCCTTGAACCGGCGTTCCAGGGCATAACGCGCCTTCGCGGTCTGCAGCACCAATGCCGGGTCTTCGTACGCCTCGGGCGCGATGAATTTCTGCGTCCGGCAGATATCATCGAGCGTCGACTCGATTAGATCTTGAGCCGCTGTCGCGTAGTTGTCGTCGGAGCGCAGGTCTCCCCAGGCGAGCAAGCGCCGGTATGTCCGCTTGTCGATGACGCCATTCGCGTATCGGTCGTCGATCTCATTCGCCCTGCCGGCCGGCTCGCTCGGAAGCGATGAGATCGGGAACACCGAGACGTTGACCCGGTTCCGCTTGACGCCGAGATCTGACCATTTGAGCGTCCGCGATTCGATGCCGGACGTGATGACCTGCAGGTTGATCTCTTCGGCCGTCTCGATGACGAGGTCGGCGATCGTCTTCGCCTCCTGCTCCATCTCGACCAGGTACGACTTGTGCCGGGAGTCCTCGATCTGAACTGCGATACGCAGTCCTCGCCCGCTACTCACGCCCGCCGGCTTCTCGCCCCCACCCTGAGCTGGACTGATGCCGAAACCGTGCTGTAAGGCCGCAGTCACCCACCAGCGCAGGTCTTCGTAGAGTTCCGGCTGGACGGCCTGCGGGGTGTAGAACTGCGCCGGGCGCCCGCCACGCTGCTCGATGACCGCTCGGGGTCTAGCTCCCAGGTTCTTCGCCTGCAGGCCCGTGCCCTGGTCGACGAGCCAGTAACCGTGTGCCGCTTGCTGGCCTTCGTCGATGCGGCGGACCAGGTCGTTGATCTTGAGCTGATACGGAACGGCGTCGAAAGCCGGGCCGTTCACGTAGAAGCCAGCGGTTTGCGGCTTGGCCTTTCCCATCGCGAACGGGAAGCGGCTTTTCTTCCACGGCTCGTCTACCAGGTCGCAGTTGGGCAGGCAGAGAACGTGCCGGCCATCGTCGCCCAGGCCCTGCAAGTGCCAGCCTTCGAGTAGTACCCGCTGGTCTGAGATGAGGCCGCTAGGGGACTGCACGAATGCCCGCGGAGCATTTCGGATCGCCGAGTCAGTGCGCTCATCGACCCCGCCGAACGCCTCCATCAGCTCGTCTTCGGACAGGTAGCAGACCTGGATCAGCTCGGTGAGCTTCCCCCGCTTCGTGTTATCGGCGAGGATGTCGGTCGGCATCACGCGGTGGATGTCGAGCGCGTCTCCGCCGAGGTCGGGAACAACCTTGACGAACGACAGCCCGAACGTGCTGCGGTCCCGGAACGTCAGACGCTGGGACTCGAAGACCTCATGCTGGTCAAAGAGCGCATCGACGGCGCTGGTGACCTCGCGGCACGCCTCACGGACCTTGAACGACGTATCGTTGGGCGTGACCTCGACGATTGAGTGCGTCGTCCCGATCCGGTTCTCCAGGAACGACACGCCCTCGGCGACGGCGTTCACATAGGGGCGGCTGTAGAGCGTATCGAGCCCACCGATCGCGGTAGCAGCTCGGCGGGTCAGCCAGTAACCGAACGTAATGGGCGGATCTTCGCCGTTGACCAGCTTGTATAGCGTCTGGCAGCGCTGCTTCCAAAAGGCCGTGCTGATCTCGATCCGCTCGGCCTGCACGTACAGGTCGCGACAGACATGATCTTCGTCGGCCTTCCACCAGGCACGGAACGGAGCCGCGAGCGACGGCCTCACGACACTCCGTTGGCGTCCGGCAAGCCCTCACGACCTTCGGCGACCAGCGCCAGCTCGTCCATCGGTTGCGGGTTGGCTCGGTCAGGGTAGGACGTCTGCCCCGGTGGAGACGCGTCAGGATGCTCGGTCGGGGGCGTGTCCTCGAAGTCAACTTGGATCCCCTCGCCGATGCCCGGCAGCTGGGCGGCGCGGAACGTCTTGACCCCGTGCCGGCGCAGGGTCCCGAGGATGGCTTCAAGGCGGCGAGACGGGCGGTCGGCAGTGGCGCGGGGCATCCTGCATTGGCACCCCTGGTACCCCTACATCAGCGCCTGTAGCTCCGCGTCTGGCACATCGTCGTCGCGCTCGTCCATGGGGGCCGTCCAGGCCGCAAGCATGCGTTCCTCGGGCGTCCGGGTGTCGGGAGCCACGTACGCGTCGAAGTAGGGTCCTAGCGAGTAGCGGGCCGCGTCGCCTGCGTCCGGGTGGTGGTGGCTGGCCCACTTGTACTGTCCCCGGGCCCTGGCATCTGCGTCGAAGCGGGACTTCTGGAAGTCCTCCTCGAGCGATGAATGGGCCATGACCTTGTACCGGCCTGACGCGAGCAGGTCGCGCACCTGGCGCACCTGGCCGGGCATGTCGGCTTTCCTCGCCGCTTTGATGACCGGGATACCGTGGGTCCGCGTGAACACGTCGAGCTCGTTCTGCGAGCTGCCGGCGTCATAGTGCCAGTACATCGGCCCGTAGCGTTGCTGGACGACCTTGGCGACATCGGCGATCTGAGACCAAGTCAGCTTCGCGTTCTTCGTGCTGCTCCAGTCGAAGACGTGCTGTATCTCCGGAGCGCCCTGGCCCCACCCGTGGACCTGCAGCGATACGCGATCTCGTGTCCCGGGGTCGATGCCGGCGCTGAACAGATCGACGCCCTTGAACGGCACCGCCGCCATCGCAACACCAGAGGCGACCGTCAGACCCGGCAACCATTCGGGCTCCGTCGGCTCGTACCGATTGCGCTTGGGGTCATAGCCGTATGCCGTGGCTGCAGCGTCGTATACCGACCGGCCGTAGTAATCGCGCTGGACCAGCGGCGAGTCGATCGAATAGCCCTGGTTG